AAGGGCACGTCATCGAGACGCTCGATGCGGAGATGATCGCCGAGATCCTAGAGGATATGCAATTCATTATTTCTATTTACGATGACCTCAAGAAACAGATTCCCGAAGCCGCCGTGTCCGCCGAAAGTGGACAGTGAAATTACGTTAGGGGATGCGATGCCTAGGATGCAACAGACCATGGACATCTCACGGGCGACAATCGCTGATTCACAAGAGCGGCTCGGTGATACCGGGGTTCTTTTGCGTGAATGGATTGAATGGTGCGAAAGCACTGGGCGCGCTGCACATGCTGCGGATCTGATAGAACGCACGCGGGCGGAGATGCGCAATTCCTGATGGAACCACTCACTCCAGAGCAGATACAAGAGCGATTCCAGTTGCTACTTGAGAAAGCCAAGCGAGGCATCGTCTTGTCTGCTGTTGATGCGGATTTTTTGCATCGGCATAAAGACAAAGAGCGGTGGAAGAAAACGCTAAACGAAATCGCTGTTACGTTTAACGTGAGTGTTTCCGCCATGGCACGGTGGAGGCAGATCAATCCTGAGGCATTTGATAAAAAACCATTAGGCTACGATCTCGATGCCATTAAGCTGGTGCGAAAGCAATTCTTGGCTGACGGTAATTATACGCGCCTAAATGACGGAGACGATGTAAGCGTCGAAGGCATTGAAGATGTGGCGACGCTAAAGGCCAGAAAGATCTTCTTGGAGTGCAAAAACCTAGAGATTAAGAACAAAAAGGCTGAAGCAATCCTGATCGAGGTCGAAAAGGTGCTGGGAGCATTCAGGACCATTTGTTATGCGGTTAAGGAAAAGTTTTCCCGCGTGCCTTCAGAGCTGGCTTATGAAGTGAGCGGCGTAACGCCGGCGGAGGCGGAAGAGCGCATTAGGGAAAAGATCGACAAAATATGCCAAGAGCTTTCGGTAGAGGACTATTCAAAGCTGGAGGAGGCACTGACCACTCCGACTGATGATGGCGATGATTTAGAGCCAGAACCTGTTAAAGAAGAGAAACCAAAACCTAAACGGCAAAAGAAATGAGTTCCGTCATTTACAATGCAGTGAGGGAGATTTTCCGGCCTACTCCAAAGCTGGAAGTCGAGGATTGGCTGAGAACGCATGTTCGCTTTGAACGCGGACCGATTCTTGGTGCTTTCGATACAAAGAACTCGCCATGGATTAGGGAACCGCTGACGCAGCTAAAGAACCACGAGACTCGTGAGATTATCTGTGCGTGTTCGGTGCAAAGTGCGAAAACGGCCTTAGCGGAAGGTGCAATGCTTTACCTGATTGCAGAGCAAGGAGGGGACATGTGCCTTTATCTGCAAACAGACGAACACGCTGACGAGTTTTTGGACACACGTTTCAAGCATCGCATTCTTGATTGCAAGCCAGTCGTAAAAATGCTGGCTCGGGCAGAGCGGTCGATTCAAAAGCGCACGGTAGCGTTTGCGCATATGACTCAATATGTGATGGGTGCTAACAACATCCACAATCTCCAGTCCAAAGCGGCCAAGTACGTCATTGGAGACGAAGCTGCTTATTGGCCTCATGGGCACATCGACGAGTCACGCAAACGCACAACCTCATTCGATGCGCGCAACAGCAAGCGCATCTACGTCAGCACACCGATGAACAATTCGGGTGAGTTCTATGAGAGCTTTATGGCTGGATCATGCAGCGAATGGCAGGTCAGATGCCCGCAGTGCCAAGAGCACTGGCCGATGATGTTGTCTCAATTGCGCTGGGACGGAGAAGGGGCAAGGCTTTCGGACGGCAAGTACGACCTCAGCAGGATCAGAGACACTGTGAGGTACGAATGTCCAGCGTGCCATGCGATGCTGCGGGATGAGCCAAGAGTACGCCGGCAGATTGCAAACAGTGGGTTCTACGAAAACCAGAACTCCTCACCTGACCCCCGAGTTAAATCATACCACTGGAATGCTCTGACAGTGCCTTGGGTTTCGTGGGACACTATTGCCAGTGAGTTCTTAAAGGCTGAATACGCCCGCAAAATGGGTGATTATTCACCACTTGCAGAGTTTGTGCGAAAAAGATTAGGCGAATTCTGGGATATGCGTGAGTTCCAGACAGAGGAGATCAATTTGTCTGGTGTTTTCGCGATGGAGGAAGAGTGGGAGCACGAATACAGGCGATATATGACAGTAGACGTGCAGCGTGACTATTTCCGCGTGGTTGTGCGGTTATGGGCAGAAAACGGCGACTCTAGACTCTTTTTTGCAGGAGAACTGCACACTTGGGCGCAATTGGAGGAGCTGCAAAAGAGGTTTAACATAAATAGCGGTCGAGTTTTTGTTGATTGCGGCTTTGAGCGATACCAGGGGGAGGTGTATCGTCAGTGTGCTGATAACGACTGGATGGCGGTAAAAGGCGACCGTGCTCAGTTTTTCACATGGACCATCATAGATAAGCGCAACGGCAAAGCACAGCAGGTTCGTCGGCCATATTCCCAGATCCAGTACGTAGACTCAGGGGTAGGGCTTGCACGAGCATCTGGCAAAAATGCTCGAAAGGCTGACCTCTGTAAACGCCTTTTGTGTGCAAGTGACTACATAAAACTTGTTTTTCACCGGCTGAGAGCCGGGCAAGGGGCATCATGGCAAGTGGCGCACAATGCCCCAAAATATTACAATAAAGAAATTCAAAACGAGGTTTTTGTCACAGAAAAGGACAAAAGGACTGGTAAAAATAAAACTTATTTTAAAAAGCTTGGAGAAAATCATTCTTTTGACTGCGAAGTTATGCAGGTTCTGGCGGCGTATATTGAAAAGATCATAGGCCAAGCAGAAGTACTGGAGATGCCGTCACCAAGAACGCCCGTGCGCGTGGAGGAAACACCTGTCAACGCTTGACAGGGAATCAGATTTTATGGGTGGTCCTTCGATTTTACGTTACGCTTCGCTGCAATATTGCGAAACGCTCTATGATCAGTGTCTTGCGGCGCTGACCGAGGGCCAAGGAACCATTGTTATTAGCACTTCTGGTGGCGGAGAGTCAGAAACCCGCTCTAGTGGCAAAGATGGCGGCATCCCCGTGATGACTCTGATAAGAGCGGTCATGCGGAGAATGCACCAGCTCGACCCGGTCAAGTACCCACTTATTTCCAACCGCCTAAAGCCTGACTTTTCTACTTTTCCTTTATGAAGTTTCTTGAACAGACGATTCGGTTTTTTAGCCCTGGCCTCGCATTGCAACGCCAGCGCGCGAAAGCGCAGCTAGAGGCTGGAGACAAGGTGGGCTACTGGCGCGTGGGCGCCCAGTCATCGACCAATCGTAAAACAAGTGGGCAGCCGCTTGATCAGCCGGATTCAAGTCGCAATCATACAGATCGCGTCACCTTGATGCGGGAAGCGCGATGGTTGGAGGAGAACAACAGCGTTGTAAAATCTATCCTGCGGAAATACAGGACCTTTTCTGTCGGGCGCTTGCAATACGTGCCGCGCACCAGTTCAGAGGAGGCAAACAAAGCAATCACTGCATACGTTGAACGGTGGATGGCTAGTGCTGATCTGACGCGCCGGCACCATTTTCGTGTGCTGGCCGGGCTTGGCGTTACCAGCATGAAGCGGGACGGCGACATCGGCTATATCGTGAGCGAGGTGCCGATGACGCCGATGGACGAGATGCTGCGGCTCAGTCCAATCCGGCTGCAAGCCATTGAAGCGGATCGTATTGGCTCAATTCCTAACCGCAACGGCACTGATGCAAAGCCGTTTAAACCACTTAAAAGGGGGGAACAGGACTTTTCCGGTGTCGTCATCGACGCAATGGGTAAGCCGCTTCGTTATCGGATCTATAACCGCAGTACGACGGGAGAGTCGATGATGCCGGCATTAGAAGTGCCAGCGCAAGACTTTCTGCATCTGTTTGACCCCACCCGGCTTGATTCTTACCGTGGATTCTCTGCATTTGATGCAGCCGTTCCAGATGTGAAGGATTTGCAAGAGATTCTCGCGTGCGAAAAGATTTCGGTAAAATATCTTTCTTCAATTAGTGGCGTCGTAAACAACGCAGATGGCAGTGCTGATCAGGACGTGTCCCTAGATCCATCACATACGGATTATATGTCCGATGCGGACAAGTTTAAAAAAGTAGAACCAGGCGCAATCCAGTATTTAGCGGAAGGAGAATCATTCAACCCTGTCGATTTCAACCGTCCGTCTCCTACATTTAACGGATTTTTGGACACGCTCGTCCGTTCGACGGGTCTGTCAGTTGGTTTGCCATTCGGCTTTATTTACTCATGGGCTGGGCAAGGCACAGCGGTGCGAATGGAAGCCGCACAGGCTGCGCGTGAGTTTGAAATGACCCAGCTCACGCTGGAGGAAAAGCTCCTTTACCCAATCGTTCTGCGCGTCATTGCACGCGGCATTCAACTCGGGCACTTGCCAGCCGTGCCAGATTTTGATGCAGGAGAGTGGCGCTTTCCAGCAAAAGTTACGGCTGATGTCGGGCGTGAGTCAAAGGCGCTCATCGACGAGACTATGGCCGGAATTATCAGCAAAACGCAGATTGCGGCGGATCGCGGTGAGGATCGCAACATCATTCGCAGCCTGCTACGCGCGGAGGCGATGGAGCTTGTCGAGGACGCCAAGATGGTGCAAGACGCATCTGGCGGCGTGCTGGATCTGCCAAC